CACGCAGTGCGCGCCCGAGGACCTTTATCTCAAACCGTGCAACAAGTGGTGGGATTCCTATCAAGGCCAATCCCACGTCCTGCTCGATGACTTTGACACCAACCACAAGTGCCTGGGCCATCACCTCAAGATCTGGGCCGACCGCTATGCCTTTGCTGCTGAACAGAAGGGCTCCACTGTTCAAATCCGTCCCAAGAAGTTGATCATCACCTCCAACTACTCCGTTGCTGAGATCTTTGGCGATGATCTTGCTTTGACCACGGCTATCAAGCGCCGCTTCCAAATTTATCAAGTTGTTGATCGTCAAGCCGTCCTCCTTGATGACTAAGTCGAAGGGGAGTGATTGTAACTTTAACGTTTGACAAATAAATATTGAATGGCTACTCTTTTTTGTCTGTTTCATACAATCACACTAGGGTTTAGGGTTAGGGTTTCGATACCTGTTCATCGACACGTACTCTTCCCGGTTTTCCCTGTTAGGGTTTAGGGTTAGGGTTTCGATACCTGTTCATCGACACGCACTCTTCCCGGTTTTCCCTGTTAGGGTTTAGGGTTAGGGTTTCGATACCTGTTCATCGACCATTCCTATGAAATCATAAAAAAATTTTTTTTCGCTCTGGACTATAAATATCTGAACGTTTGTTCCAAAATCATTTTTTCATGGGAGATGGCGTATCGAAGGCGTCGTGTTTACCGTGCTCGTCGCCGTTTTGGACCTCGTCGTGCAGCGCGCGGTGTCAATCGTGTCGGTTCTGCGCGAACTGTTGCTCGCCGGAGCGCTCGGCCAATCCGAGCCTATACCCGGCCAACACCTGGTGGAGCAACCAACGTGTACCGCCTCGCTGATGGGCGTCCGTCTTTTCTTCCTCAAGTTTTGTACACAACTTTGCGTTGGGTTCAGCGGTCTTCCACTGCCCATGCCGGTGGCGCACCTAATTTGGGCCTGTTGACTCCGAACAACCTGTTTCAAATTTTCTCTCCGACTCCGGCTCATCAACCTCGTTACTTTGATCAGATTTGTAATGATGGCATGTACAAAGAGTACCTTGTCATGTCGGTTCGCTACGTTTTTCTGATTCCAGAAATTTCCAACGTTGGTCAATGGGTTATGACTGTTGCCGGCAATACTGTTCCTGGCATCAGTACTTCTACTGCCTTTCTTGATATGGCCGAGTTGCCTTTCTCTCAACTGACTTATTCCCAAATTGGTCAAGTTACCCGTCTCTCGGGTTCTTTCAATTGCTGGGATGTTTTTGGCGTCACTAAGGCTCAGTATGTTGCTGACCCCGCCTACCGTGGTACGTTTGCCACTCAACCGATCAAGCAATTGTATCAAGGCATTTACTCCGGCCCCATCGATCAAGCTTCCGGCGGTCCTGCTGTTCTCAATTATTGGTCTTGTACTTACGAGTTGGATACCATGTTTTGCACTCGTGACTGGCCGGACCCCAGCTAGTAAAAAAAAACTTCCCAAATTTTTGATTTTTTTTTTTAAAAAGTTTTTGAATTTAAAAAAAATTTTTTTTAGTAAAGTTGTTCCAAATCGGTTTTTATCCATATTTGGTTCTTGCCTAATTTGGCAGTTCCGGATTCGGTGGGACCTATGTACCACTCGACCCGATTCGACCGAACTGGACCCGATTCGGACGAGCAACAGACGTCTGTGCCCTGTATATAAGGACGGGTATGCTTGAGGTTACTATTACCCTCAAGCACCCGTCCAAGTCCAAGTCCTAATGGATTTTTCCGCTCTTTCCGAATCCGACAAGCAAGCTGTCTTCTCTGCGCTCCCTTTCGTTCAAGGCTGTGGTTTGACCAGCCCTCCATGGTCGCAAGTCCTCCAAGCCGAAGGCCAGTCCGAAAGTTTGACCAGCTCCCCATGGGTCCCTCCAAGACCGGGAATGCCCATCACTATGAGTGATATCTCCCGTCGAAAGAACTTCGAGGCCTCCTCCTCGTCCTCTTTGCCCCTTCCTCCACCTCGCGCAATCACCAAGAACTCCCGCAAGAAATCCACTTGCGGTGATAATTCTGGTCGTGCGTTGAACTGGGTTTTTACTCTAAACAACTACCACGATGATGATTGTGAGCTGTTGGATAAGTTGGTTCAATTTGGGGTTGCTACCTACGTGGTCTATGGGTTCGAGACTGCTCCCGTGACTGGTACTCCACACCTGCAAGGGATGGTTACATTCACCAAGCGTCGCCGACTATCCCAGATACTTGATGTCTGCCCGACTGCCCATTACGAAGTAATGCGTGGGACACCGGAACAGGCCTCTCAGTATTGCAAAAAAGGAGGGCTGGTTCGTGAGTTCGGCTCAATGCCATTGTCTGCTGCTGGCCGTGCCAAGCGAGACTATGCTGCCATTGTTGCCTCTTGCAAGGCCGGTGATTTAGAAAGTTTGGATCCCCAAATCTTCTTCTTGCACTATGGTGTCGCCAAGCGTATCAAGTCTGATTTTGCCAAGGCCCCTGCTAATCTTGATGATGTTTGTGGTGTTTGGTTCATGGGTCCTCCCGGCTCTGGCAAGAGCTTTATGGCGCGCACGCAGTGCGCGCCCGAGGACCTTTATCTCAAACCGTGCAACAAGTGGTGGGATTCCTATCAAGGCCAATCCCACGTCCTGCTCGATGACTTTGACACCAACCACAAGTGCCTGGGCCAT